GTAATGATAGTGGCGCTATTATTGGTGCAATCATTGGTGGTGCTTCTATGAATAAACGTAGTATCCAAAACGGATATCGCATTGAAAGACATTGTAACCAAGTTTTAGTTGAACGCCCAATGACTGCAATTTCATATTATATCGTAACGTATGAATGGGATGGATATTCATACAGGACAGAAACCCAAAATTCTTACAATGTTGGTGATCTAGTTCCTATTGATCCAAATCCTAGATTTTGAGGAATACATGAAATTATCAGAAGACCTATTAAAAATTATGCATGACAAGGTTGATCCTTGGATGCTTCAAACACCAGACAACACTAAAGATGAAATATTTCAGGGTATGCTTGCAGATATGCGAAATGGTGTTGCATACCCATTCTATAAAAACAAACTAATATTTTACACGATACCAGAAACAAAATGGTTGTATAGAATTCATTTATTTTCACAATATGAAGGGTCTTTGAACCAGTTATATGAAGATGGAAGGTATCTCACAAATTATCTATTTGATAATTATTCTGATTTACAAAAATTATATGGTATTACTCCACACGTTGGAATGCAGAGAGTTGGACCCAAAATTGGGTGGAAACTTGAAGGCGTGTTATCAAAATCACACATGAAAAAAAATATGACTTTGGTAGATCAAAGAGTTTTTGGTGTTACAAGAGAAGAAAATCTATCACAAAGAAATCTGTGACATAAAAACAACTAATTTTATTTGTGGCATATTTGACTTGACACGCTCATTATAATATGGTATAAATAAATCTCGTAGACGTTGAAACAACGTGGACACATTCTGGACTCGGGGGCGGTACCCGAATCGTCCACCATAATAGCACGAACTCGCATACTGGCAAACCGATACAGGTGGGTTAACTATAGGTAGTAGAGTCAAAACTGGATAACGTGCTATTTTGATGGGCGATAAATAGGATCGACAGGTGTGAATATGAAGTGGAGTTTACCGTGATGACCTACGTTATTCGGTCAAATAAACTAAATGCAAATGAAAATATTGCACCTACAGGTTTTGCTCTAGCAGCATAATTCTGGTGGGTGGGCAACCGACCTAGAAACAGAACTGGTTGCACTTAACAAACATATATGTAGAAAAAGGAAATATTGAAATGAAAAATGTAATGATTGCAGCAGCACTAACACTTGGTCTAACCGCAACAGTAGCGACCGCTGGTGAAATTGCTTTTGTGGGTAATGTGGAATACGCATTCGAAACAGAAGTATTTGAAACCAATGTCGGTGTAGAATATGCAACTGGTGTATGGACAATAACACCTCTATTGTCTGTTGCATACGATGATGTTAATGACTTGGATTTTGCAGGGGCAGAAGTTACTGTAAGTTATGAAGTGAATACTTCATGGGATGTTTATGGGACAGTAGAAGCAGACAGTGACTTCGAATACGAAGAATTTACAGTCGGCGCAGCATTCCGTTTCTAAAAAACGGTTATAAATAAAAGAGGGTGTATTGATTTGTATCCTCTTTTATATTTTACACACAACACACACACAGAAAGGTATACTATGACTTTTATAAAAACAAACACAACTATGTGGACATCACCAAATCAATCACTAGGATTGAATAATATTGCTCCACAACCAACACCTACAAATAACCTAGGTGGCGCTTTTAAACCAAAAAAAGCAGGAAAAGACAAATCACATGTAATTTTTGTTCTTGACGATTCATCTTCAATGCAATCTTGTAGAAAACAAACCATAGAAGGTTTCAACGAATTTCTTGAAGGACAAAAAGTAGATGCAACAGAAACAGACATTGAAACATTTGTATCTTTATACAAATTTGATGGTTCAAATGTAAATTGCGTTATTGACCAAACAGACGTTCAAAGTGTGGAACCACTAAACGAAAAAACATATAATCCACGTGGAAGCACAAATTTACTAGATGCAATGGGTGGTGTTATGATGAAAACAAATCTACAACTTTCCGAAAAGAAAAAGAAAAACCGTGAATCTGTTATTGTCGTAATTTTAACAGACGGTGAAGAAAATTGTTCTCGCACATTTGCAAATAACGATATCAAACAAATGGTAGAAAAAGCAGAGGGTAAAAATTGGGGTTTCATGTTCCTTGGGGCGAACATTGATGCATTCTCAGTAGGTGCTTCTATGGGGTTCAGTCAACATAACACGATGCAATATAGCACCAAAAACATGGGTGAAACTATGCGTTCTGCATCTGCTATGTCAAGTCGCATGAAATCTGCTTATGCTTCTGGAATGGATACTACAATTGCATATGCAAGTTCTACTTTCACAGAAGAAGAACGTTTGTCAGCAGTAAATGATGATAGCAATGACTAAGACCCCATATGAGATACGTCTTGATGTTTTGAAAATGGCGCAAGATATGATAGAGCGCGAAAAAAACATCGAACAAGACGTTTTTTATCAGAAGTTGGATACATTGAAAGTAGAAAATCCACCTTCTGAAATGATAAGAAATTTTATAGATTCCAATAGTCCTAAAATGTATTCATCTGATGAAGTTATTTCAAGAGCATCACAACTATACAATTTTGTGGAAAACAAAAAACAATAAATAAGTATGTGGGGGAACACCCCCACATACATCTAAAGAAGGATAAAAATAATGCAAAATTTCAATTTTACTATTGACTTTATCCAAAGTTCAAAAAAACAATTTTTAAATTCAACTGTAACTAATGATGTAATTCGAGATGGTTTACATGAGTTTGTTGATAAACAAACAGAACTTTGCAAAGTCATAACAAAGAATTTTGAAACATTCAGTAAAGAAATGATGAATAACATAAAATGACAAATATTCTTAGAAACATAACTCTTGACAATCACAAGAGAGCAGAAAGAACATCATTTCTTAAAAGAATTCTGAAAAAAACCATTACGCCATATGAATATTACTTGTATTTGACAAACATGTTTTTAATGTATTCCATTTTAGAAGATAGAGCAAGTTCTTTAGGCGTTTTTAATGAATTAGAAGAACTAAAACGTTCATCTAATTTGCGTGAAGACATAGAAGAACTAGAACATATATATGGTTTCGAAACGCCAGTTGTAACAGATGCGGCACATAAATATTATGAATATATTTTGAATGACATATCAGAAGACTACCAAAAACTTCTTGCCCACATATATGTGAGGCATATGGGTGATCTTTCTGGTGGTCAGGTTATCAAGAAACTTGTCCCTGGTTCTGGTAAGCATTATTCTTTTGATGGTGACATTAATTTACTTAAAGGTAAAGTTCGTGAAAAACTCAGTGATGATCTAGGAGAAGAAGCAAATAAATGCTTTGATATGATTGTTGAGTTTTTAGATGAATTAGAACAAAATGTGATTGGTATGGAGAATATAGATGATATGGGAAAAACTGACGATTTTGCAGAAAAATCTGCAAAATCTGCTTGACGAAAATCTAGAAAAATATCAAGAAGATGATCTTGAAAGGTTCAACTATGGTGGTTGGATAAATCTTACATGGAAATCTGACAAATTTCGTAGGGCGCATATTGATGTTGTTGACGCAAGGGAAGATAAAAAACTTTGGATGATGCATGTCTGCATTTTTCCTGTATTGGATTCTGGTGCCCCCATATATGGTTTCGATATTATTGCAGGTGAAAAGAAAATAACAGGAGCATTTCACGATTTTTCTGTGGTTGATGAAGATCATATTGCGATACATAAATTTGAAGAATATGTTTCAAAAACCGCATGGAAGAAAGAGCGAGAACTTCCAGAATGGGCAAAACAGATTTTTTCTGAAAATATGGTTGCAGCAGGAAATCTACAAACAGAAGAAGAAGTAGATCAGATAATTTCCCTTGTAATGGAGACCACTAGGTGGTATATAGAAGAAATGCCTACAGACAATGTATGTGATTATGATGCAAGTGAAATTCATGATCGTTATGCGCATTTCCAAAAGCAAAACCCACATACACCAAGGACAATGAAATCTTTGGGTCTGAACGAAGAAGATGTAGATCATTTTGTTTCTAAGTGCTTGTTTCCACAAATAAAAGTGCTTGACAATCAATAATTACTATGTTATTGTTATTTTTAAGGGTTGATGCAAATCCTTAAAATCCCCCTATATAATTAAGGAGTTTTAATATGAATGAAGTAGACACATCTCCATATGTAGTCGTAGTTGATAAACATGGTGGTAAAGCATCAGTGTATTATTCTAATAGCGGTGAACATGAAATCATTTTTTCAGATGACCAAAATCATAAATTTTTTACTGAAAAATATGCGGAATGTCCGATTGAACTTGTTGAAAAAGCAGCAATTGATTGGGCAGAAGGTAATCGAAATTTGATAGGAGTATAACATGCTATTGACAACTTTTTATAAAGGTGATGGTTCTTCAATGCGGGCAGAAATCCACGAAAATAAAAACAATGTATATAAAGTATCTTTTTATGGTCCGAATGGAGAAAAATTAGCAGATAAACTTTTTGAAAATAAATCAATTCATTATGTTCAAGATGCAGCGGAAAATTGGTTGAATGGGATAAAAATTCTCAATGGTTAAAAAACTAGGAGAATTTGAATATAGTGTTGAAGAAGGTTTTGTTAGAATATCTTCTTCTAAATCAGATTGTGAACATCTCTATATCATATCAAAAGAAGAGTATGGTATACATGCATATAAAGCAACAAGAATGTTTGAATATGCATATACAAGAGGCGAAAGTTCACTGAGGCGCAATTTAAGAGAACTGTTAGGTGCAAAATGATAGAAACTAAGTCACCAGAAAAAGTTCATTATGAAATTTCAAAAATGCTTTCAAATGGCGTTAGTTACATAGATGCACTTGTGGAATATGCTAAACAAAATAATATAGAAATAGAGACAGTGGCAGAAATAGTCAAAAAATCGACTATAATGAAAGAAAAAGTCAGGTCCGAAGCAGCAGAAAAGCGGATGGTGAAAAAAGATAAAAATGCAAACAGGATATGCTGATAGAAAATCGTTTGCAGTCTTCCAAGAATACACATCTATAAAAACTCACTTTAATAGTGACAGTTATGATTATTTTAAATTTGGCGGTAAAACCAAAACTAGTTTTGATAGTTTCAAGACTAGACGTGACACATATCACTTCTACAAACTTTCAAAGGAAAACGATTGGAACAATATGTTGTTGGCAAACATTGTCAACAATAAAAAAGTGTTTATTCGCACAATAGTAGAGCAAGAAGGTAAAGATGTGTACATTGACTGGAAGCGCAAAATAGACTCATTATCTTATACATTCAAACTTGATCTACCAAAGATGGATTGGGCGTATAAAAACAATTTTTTAGTGGTGGATGGTCAACATCCATTACTAATGAAACTATATTTGGGCAAGAAAATATCATTCGAAACCTTTACGATAATGGCACATTTAGCAAAAGTTTTTTCGTATTGGGAAGAAAATATTCTTGACAAATATGTAGCATCTGATATAATCAGAACTTCGAAACGATATAAACCGTTTCTTGAAATTGATGAAAAAAAGTTCAAAAAAACTATAAAGGAACACTTTTTCTGATATAAATAACATTGCCTTGGCATTAATGAGGTAACAACATTAAAATACAAAGCAATATGAAAACATACAAAGCAATATAACGCAATATAGGAGAAAATACAATGGCAACATTAAATATGGGCAAACTAAAAAGCAACCGCGCAAAAATGACAGAACAGTTGACAAAACAACTTGAAAGTACAAAAAGCGGTGGTTACTCAAATCCAGACGAAGGAAAATATTGGCAACCGACTGTCGATAAGTCTGGAAATGGTTTTGCAGTCATTCGCTTCCTTCCAGGACCGATTGATGATAATGGAAATCAAGAAGTATCTTGGGTTCAAATGTGGACACATGGTTTCCAAGGACCAACTGGAAAATGGTATATCGAAAACTGTCTTTCTACCATTGTCAAAGATGATCCAGTAAACGAATACAACAACAAACTTTGGAATTCTGTATCTGATGATAATTCAGAAGAACGTCAACAAGTTCGTAGACAGAAGCGCAAACTAGGATACATCTCTAACATTTATGTTGTGAGTGATCCAGCAAATCCAGACAATGAAGGGAAAGTTTTCCTATTCAAGTATGGTAAGAAAATCTTTGATAAAATCAATGACGCTATGAATCCGCCTGTAACTGAATATGAACAGGTAGAGAAAGTCAATCCATTTGATCTTTGGGATGGTGCAAACTTCCGCATTCGTATCCGTAAGGTTGATGGTTATCGCAACTATGACAAATCTGATTTTGATAGTACGGGACCACTATTTGAAGATGATGCCGATTTTGATAAAATCACAGAAATTCATTCACTCAAAGAAATCGTTGATGAAAGCAATTTCAAGTCATATGATGAACTAAAAGCAAAACTTTATGCTACTCTTGGTTTGTCTGATGAAAGACCAATGAGAAGTTCTACTTCATCTGCACAAGATGAAGATGACGATGATAGCGGAATTGATATGTCAAATCTGGGCGGAATGAAATCTGTATCAGAACCAGACATGCCTTCAAGTTCATCTGATGATGATGACGATGATGATCTTGCATTCTTCAAGAACCTTGCTCAAAAAGGTTAATCGTTAAAAGCAACCCCCATAAGAAATAACTTGTGGGGGTTGCTTATTTAATTAGGTGAGTATAATGAAAAACACATTCGAACCGTTTGATGATGATTTTGGATTCAGTTTTGTTGACGAAGATTTTCAAGAAGTGAAATCACAAGTTTCAGAATTAGAAAACAATTCAAAATCAGACCAAGAAAAAATTGCTGATTTGCAGCATAGATTGAATGTTATGTTCAAATCAATAAACCCATTTCTCGAAAATTTGAAAAAAAATCCTGAAAAGACCACTATATATTGGCCTGACAGATCAGGTAAAATTGAAAGTTTTCAAGAAAAATTAAGTTCTCTACTTGATGGGTGGGAACAATAATAGAGGGTTAGTCACCCTCTCTAAAACAATCAACACAACAGAAAGGCAAACTATATGAGTTCATTACTAGAAAGATTAACAAAGTCTGGTTCAATAAAAGGTTCGGCAGTCCTAAGTGAATCAGCATTTTTTAACGCAAAAGACGTTATACCTACAGACCTTCCCATTCTTAATATTGCATTTAGTGGATCACTTGACGGTGGTTTGGTCCCAGGACTTACTATTTTTGCGGGAATGAGTAAGAGTTTCAAAACGCTTCTTGCTTTATACTGTATGAAAGCATACTTCAATAAGTATCCAGATGCAATAGCACTTCTATATGATTCTGAATTTGGTATTACACCAGAATATCTTGAAACAAATGGAATTGATCCATCT